TATTTGTCAGCCGCTGCCCTTTTCCCCAGGCCGAGCTTGTTTATGTCGGCCCAATCAGGTTTGCGCACCTTAACAGTCGAGGCTGGCAAGGATACACGTGGAGTTTCCAAGGTCGGTTTTATTAAGGCCGAAGAAGTTCCGCGCGCTCCTCGCAAGTCCTCTTTTGTTGAGGTGGAGGCAGAATTGAAGGTCCCAGTTCCTCCTGGCGTACCTTTGAAGCAGATAGCCATCTTGTCCAACTCAGATGAGCGCCTTAAAGGCACTCAATTTGAGGGATATGATCCGCTCAGGCAGGCTACTGTCAAGTGCGAGGATCCGATGTTCGATTTAAGGTCGGACGTTTTGGAAGATGTGCTAGAGGATGTGCTAGAGACCTGGTTTGACTGCGCACCCTCATTAAGCCTTCTTTCTGATGAAGAGATGGTTAATGGCAACGACGAAGAGGTTTTCCTCGATGCTGTCGTCCATTCCACTTCGGAGGGATATCCCTATGTTCTCGAGAGAGGACCAGGGGAGAAGGGTAAGGAAAGGTATCTTGAACAAGATCCTGCCTTGCCCGAGGGCAAATTGAGGGTCCGTCCTGGGACCTCTGTGCACAGGGACTTGCTCGCCCTAGAAAAGAGCATTCACTCTACCATCCCTATTTTAGTTGGGATGGAGATACCCAAGGACGAAAGACTCAAAGAGTCCAAAATCCTTATACCGGCAACCCGTACTTTTACGGTGTTGCCCATGCCCTACAACCTCCTGCTACGTAAATATTTCGGCAGGTGTGTTGCTTTTCTGCAGGGCAATAGGCATAGATTACCCTGTGCAGTCGGGGTTAACCCCTACTCCAACGAGTGGACCCGAATTTTTGATGGGTTGGCTCGAGTGTCGCCCAAGGCACTGAATGGAGATTATAAGGGGTTTGATGGTAAGTTGAACTTTCAAATGTACGATGCTATAGCGCGCCTTTTATGTCGCTTGCATCGTGATGAGAGTACTTCAATTGCCAGGTATAACTTGATACTCGCCATGTACGCTCGGTACTCCCTGTGCGGGAGTCAGGTGTACGAGGTGAGGGCAGGTTTGCCCTCTGGCTGCGCAATTACTGTTATCATGAACTCGATTTTTAATGAGATCCTGATACGGTACGCCTATAGAGTTTCGGTTGGGCCTATTTTGCGCAATAGGTTCAATCACTTTATTAAGTTAATTGTCTATGGGGATGACAATTTGATAGCTGTAGATCCCCAGCTTGCCTCTGGAACCTTTGTTGGTTATGAAGGAGGCAAAATGGTAGTCACCGATGTTTTTGATGGTGCTACTATACAAAAAGTTCTGGCCCAGGTTAATATTACTATAACCGATGGGTCAGACAAGAGTGCCAAAGAGTGGCACTTTAAACCGTTGGAGTCCCTCGATTTTTTAAAGAGGGGTTTCAAGAGGATGGCTGATGGCCGAGTGTTGGCGCCACTCGATCTGAGCGCCATTTTTTCCTCGCTGCACGTTGTGCGCCCAGATCAGGGCTCCACAGCTGCAGCTGTGAATATTAATGCCAGGGTGGCTTTGCGCGAGCTCTGGTTACACCAGGACCAAAATCTTTTTGAAATGGTCCGAGAATTTTACAGACGCCACAATTTTGTGGATTTACCCACGTGGCGCGAGTGTAGGGATTTTCACCAATCCCAATACTCTGAATGGCAGCCTTTCAAAGAATATAAATTCCTGGAGCTGCCCCTCCCTGAGCAAGAGAATAGGGAGTTTATGGAAAACCATGCCACGAAGAAAAGTGTGTGCGTGGTCGCGGACCAAACTATAGTTGTGGGTCCTGCGTGGAAACCCTCCAACCCAGAGGGTTTCTTTATTATAGATTTATTGGGTCCAACCTGTGGGCGTGGTGGAAATACCACTAACATACCCACTTATGGCGATGGATCCGGCAGGTTGGGTACTGCCACCTGGGTGCGCAATTGGCGTTCTGCAAAGAAGCAGCCTACTGTCCAATTGGCCACCCAGGCTAGGAAGGAAGGCAAGATTATAGCCTTCCGTGATGCAGCTCCATTCCTTAATGGGTGGAACGCTGCTATAGCCTTCTGCGAGGGTCTTGGCATGGATTCAAATGATCTGATTGCCGTGTACTCTCGTTCCGGGGGTTTGCACCGCTCTTTAATAGAGCGTAACTTTAAGGCTGCAAGCTTTGAGCCACGTAAAGTGGCTCCAGGCGTGTTTGCCTAGTTTAGTGCCTTAAGCACTCGGCCTCCTAGCCGTTTCTAGGAGCGAGTCGCTGCCGTTAGCAGCGTTCAGAGGGATGTCATCACTTAGCTCTATACCTACGGGTTGAAGATGTGAATGGGAATTGAGCACTCCCAGTCCCCCAGCTTAGCTGGTCCCA